GTTGGAGAGCGTGCCTACAATAGTGGGCACGCTTTTTTTTGTATAAACCACACAGTATATAACAGCAAAAAATTGAAAAAAAATTGAAAAAAAATTGTTGAAATATTTGCTTATTACGATTTTTCGTAGTATCTTTGCAGTGTCATTGAAAGTCAATGATAAGGCATTAGCCTTGAGTGTTTAATCAAATTTTGAAATGATGGTTTTTGAATTTAAACTAAGTTTCAGAAGACTAAAAAAAGGCTGGTCAATCCTGCTAAGAATCAAAGCCAGCCTCAAAGAAGTTTTAACAACCTTCTTGCAGTAGTCTTTGAAAAGGCGGGGGAGCGAAAGCTCTCCTGCTTTTCAAAAACAGTGCAAAGGTATAAAATATTTTTGTAACTATGAAATTATTAAAGCACATCAAAAACATTTTCCAAATGAAAGAGGGAGATGAGTACAACATTACCTTTCGCATCTCAGCCGAAGACATCTTAGCATTCTTGCTATTTATTACCCTTGCCCTTTGGCTCATCTTAAAGTAAATCACTATGGAACAAGAACAAACAATGCTACACCTGTTAGACGATATAGTAGCAGATGTATCGTGGGGAAGAGTATCAAAAGAATATTTTGGTAAATCATCTTCGTGGATATACCACAAGCTACACGGGCGCGATGGCAACGGAGGCGTAGGAGGCTTTACCGAAGCCGAGAAGCAAAAGTTACAACAAGCCTTATACGACATCGCCGAACGTATCCGCAAGGCAGCCAGTACCATAACACAGTAACCATTGTTACTGTTATTGTTTAACAA